GTCTCTCGCCGCCGAGTTGAACGAGGATCGCCTGAAGCTGCGGACCCTGAACAACTACTACTCGGGCAAGCAGCCCCTGACGTTCGCCACCCAGAAGTTCCTGGAGGCGTTCGGTGGTTTGTTCAAAGCCGCTGCGGTCAACTGGTGTCCCCTCGTCGTGGCAGCGGTGTTGGAGCGGCTGCGGTTGACGGGTTTTCGCAACGGGGATGAGACCGGCGACAAGCGGGCCTGGGAAATCTGGCAGTTCAACAACCTGGACGCCGACTCCGACATCGGGCACCTCGAAGCACTCAAATCCGGTCGCGCCTACGTGATGGTCGGTCCCGGCGATGAGGGTGAACCGCCGCTGATCACCATCGAGTCGGCGATGAACGTGATCCACCGCAACTCCACCGCGAACCGTCGCAAGCGGGCAGCGGCTTTGCGGGTGTTCACCGATGACGACGGCACCAAGTGCGCCACCTTGTACACCCCCCTGGAGGTGTTCCGCTGGCGTCGTGGAGCATCCGGTAGCAGCAACGTCGATGACCTCACCACAGCCCAGTGGGAGCCCCGCACGGTGCCCGGACGGCAGTGGCCTGAGGTCAACAACCTAGGCGTGGTCCCGATCGTTCCGCTGCTCACTCAACCCGAGCTCGACGGGTGGGGCAACAGTGAGTTGGCGGCGGTGCTGCCGTTGCAGGACATGGTGAACAAGACCGTCGCCGACATGCTGGTGGCGTCGGAGTTCGTGGCCATGCCGCAGCGCACCGCTGTGGGTTTGGACATCATGCGCGACCCGGTGACCAACCAGCCGATCGAGCCGTTCTCCCCGACGTCCCGCTTGTGGCAGGCCGAGTCGGAGACCACCCACTTCGGTGAGTTCGCCGGCGCGAACCTCGGCAACTACGTCGAAGTGCTCACGTCGTTGAAGCAGGACATCGCCACCATCACCCGCACCCCCCCGCACTACTTCTACCTGTCCGGCCAGTTTCCCTCCGGTGAGGCCATCCAGTCCGCCGAGGCCGGTTTGGTGGCGAAGGCGCGGGAGCGGATGTTGACGTTCGGCGAGGCATGGGAAGAGGTCATGCGCTTGGCCTTCGTCGTGGACGGCAACCCAGACGCGGCGAGGCCGGACATGGAAACCATCTGGGCCGACCCGGAGTACCGCTCGGAGGCTGTCCATACCGACGCGGTGATGAAGAAGCAGGCCTTGGGTGTGCCGTGGTTGCAGCTCATGGAGGACCTGGGGTACTCCCCGCCGGTTATCGAGCGGATGAACCAGCAACGCAAGGACGACTTGGCGATGTCCGCGAAAGCGCAGGCCGCCGCATTGGCCGCTTTACCGCCTGGTGCGGTGCTTCCCGCGACGACCCACGTTCCCGGGGACACGACGGTGGCCCCCCACAGTCAGCTACAGCGCCTGGATGAGCGTTTCTCCGGCCCCACACCCCCTTCCTGACCGAAAACCGACAGATAACCCCCTTGTGTGGCGTGATGCCGCGCAGTGATGCCCGTGATGGGCGAAAAGGAGGCCGTGATGGCCGACGACCAGCCGAACCCGTTCGCATCGAAGCAAAACGCCCCGAATCACCCTGCGGACGATCCGAAAACGCCTGACCCGACGCCCAAAGAGCCGGAATCCGACGATCCGCCGAACGCTGACCCCGCAGTCAAGTCGGTACTGGCCAAAGAGCGGAAAGCGGCGCGTGATGCGACCGCCCGCGCTACCGCGGCCGAGGCGAAACTGCAGGAAATCGCCGACAAGGACAAGGGCGAACTGCAGCGGGCCACCGAACGCGCCGAGAAGGCTGAGCGGGAAGCCGGGCAGGCCACCACCCGCGCACTGCGGTTGGAAGTGGCCGCCGACAAGGGCCTCTCAGCCGCCTTGGCAGCACGTTTGCAGGGTTCTACCCGCGAGGAGTTGGAATCCGACGCCACGGAACTGCTGAAGCTCACTGGGGCGGGTACCCCCGCACGCCGCGACCCCGATCAGGGCCGCGGCGACACCGACCCCGCCAAAGACGGCGGCATGTCCGCCTGGATGCGTCGGTCGGTCCACTAACCCCCTGTCCCGGCGACTGCCGGGCGGATCACCCGAAAGGAAATGACTCGCCATGGCAGTCAACATCACCACCAGGTCAGATGCCGCAGCGGATGTCCCAGCCGCCCAGGCCAAGCTGATGATCGACGGCGCAGAGCGACACAGTGCCGCTCTGAGCCTGTTCAAGAAACTTCCGATGAGTCGGCGGCAGGAGCGTATCCGCATTCTGAGTGCGCTTCCCACTGCGTACTTCGTCAACGGCGACACCGGCACCAAGCAGACCTCGAAGAACGCTTGGACGGACAAGCTGGTGACCGCAGAGGAGATCGCGGTCATCCTCCCGGTGCCGCAGAACGTCATCGATGACGCCGACTACGACATCTGGACGTACCTGCGTTCTGATGCGGAAGAGGCCATCGGCAAGGCGCTGGATGATGCCATCTTCTTCGGTATCAACAAGCCGACCACTTGGCCGACTGCGCTGATCCCTGCAGCCCTCGCGGCCACCCCGTCGCACGCTGTCACCCGCGGCACCGCCACCCAGGCGAACGGTGGTATCGCACAGGACTTCAACGCATTGCTGGCGCTCATCGAGAACGACGGTTTCGACGTCAACGGTGTGATGGCGTCTCGTGGGATTCGGCAGTACTTCCGCGGTGCGCGCAGCACGCAGGGTGTGCAGCTCGCCGAGTTCGGTGCCAACGGCGACACCCTCATGGGGATGCAGATCGAGTACGGGGCACGTGGTTCTTGGCCGATGGGTGGGGTCGCCGGCACCTTGAACGCCTTGGCACTGATCGGTGACTTCACGCAGGGAATCCTCGGTGTCCGCGCCGACATTCAGGCGAAAATGCTCACCGAGGCTGTCATCCAGGATCCTTCTACCAACGCGATCGTCTACAACCTCGCGCAGCAGGACATGGTTGCGCTCCGACTGGTGTGCCGTTTCGGTTTCCAGGTCAGTAACTACGTCACCTGGGAGCAGGGCACCGAAGCCAACCGCTTCCCCTTCGGCGTTTTCAACAACACCGCAGTCTGATAAGGAGATTCAACTCATGGCTGACGAATCAACCACACCCACGGCCACCGCAACTGCCACGGCCACCTCCCCGGAGCCCAAGCGGGACCAGCCGCCCCAGGCCGCATCGCCCAAGGACGGCGGTACGCCCTCCGATGAGCATTTGGAGAAGGGGTACCACGGCGATTCTGCGGCGGACCTCGGCTACGAATCCCGCCCTCAGGATGTCGCCGAGTTCGGGAAGTTCACCGACTACCGCTGATTTGCCCGGCCGATACGAGAGGACCAGTAACTGATGCTTTCTCCTCTCGTATCGGCCGACGACCTCGCCACCTACGCCGATGTTGACCCCCTTTCCGCCAAGACAGGTCAGGCGGTGCGGTTCGCGTCGTCCATGGTGCGCATCGCCGCGGGGCAAACCCTCAGCTACGTCGCCAACGACGCAGTGACGTTGACCGGTGGTCATCCGAAACTGCTTCTGCCGGAGTACCCGGTGGTAGGCGTGTCGGCGGTCGCCGGTAAGTACTATGCCACTACCGCAGACCCGTTCTACTACGAGATTTACGACGCCGCAGCTCTGTACGGCCCCATTCCCGCCGGCGTGTGGGTGCAGGACGCACAAGGGCGCCTGTTACTCCCTAAGGGCGCTTGTTGGCCTCCTGTGGTGACGGTGACCTACTCGCATGGGTACACAGTGATTCCCGATGACCTGCAGATGGTGGTCGTGGGGTTGGCCGCACGGATGCTCGATAATCCGCTGGCCGACCAGGGTAAGACCACGGGTGGCGTGAGCAACAGCATCGCCCCCACGGACATGACGATCCTCGAAGACATGGTCATTGCCCGCTACCGCCGGATGACGAACTCGTGAGAACGCCGGGCCGGGAAACGGTGCAGGGAATCAACCTCACCAACGGTCCCCGTAACTCCAAAGGAATCCCCACCGAGGTCGAGTCGGCGTGGTTCCCGATCTCCGGTTGCTCGTTTCAGCCGCTTACCTCGGCTGAGCAGACCGGCAACATGGACCTGACAATCACCCTGTGGCGGTTGTACGCCCCCGCTACTGGTCCAGCCTCCACGCTGACCGCCACCAGTCGAGTTTTCGCCTACGGCACCAAGTATCAGGTGTTTGGTGACCCGCAGGTGTGGACAGATGCCCGCGGCCACCCCGATCACTTCGTCTGCGAGCTCCGCAAGGCTTCCGGCTGACCATTCCGCTCTACCAACTGCATTGGGGGTTGCTGATGGCTGCCCAATTCCTCCCCGATCCGCTCGGCCTAGAGGTTTGGCTGCAAACCGACCCCGAGTTGCACGCCCACCTTCTGCATGAGGCTGAGCAGGTCGCTGAGCGTGCCAGGGCCATTGCCCCGGTGGGCGACAAGGAGCACACCCTCAAAGGCGGTTACGTGGACAAGCCCGGTGACTACCGGGATTCCATCGAAGCGTCGGTGGTGCAGGGCGGAAAACGTATGAAGGGCCGTGTCACCGCCCACGACTACAAAGCCCACTGGATCGAATACGGCACCAAACACCAGCCCGCTCAGCACGTCCTGCACCGGGCCATCGGCGGGGAGTGATGGCGTTCGCTGATGTTGAGGCGGTGCTGGTCAGCTTCCTGTCCTCGGTTCCCGGTGTCGCGGATGTGTCCGTGGAAATGCCGAACCTCCCCAAGCTGCCGTTCCTTCTCGTGACCCGCGTCACCGGCGGCGACGACTACATCACTGACCGGCCAGTGATGTACGTCGAAACCTTCGCGGCGGATCGGCAGACGTCGAGCGATATCGCTCGGCGGGTTCACGAAAAGATGATGCACCTACGCCACACAGTGGTGGGTGGGGTGCTGATCGACCACTGCGAAACCATCAACGGACCGTTCTGGTCCAACTACCAGGACGAGAACATGGAACGCCACATCGCGTCCTATGCCGTCCATTCCCGATTCAACGCTTCCCCCACCTGAGAAGGAGCATCACATCATGGCCGGAGCAACTTGGGACAGCATGTTCGTCCCCAACCCCCAACTCGTTTTCAAGGGTCTTTACGGCGACGTGATCGTCAAGGACTATAGCCTGCAGAACCCGTTCGCCAACTGGTCGCCGTTCGACTCGGCGACCGGCTTGCTGTCTTCGGACCTGCTCAGCGGGCAGGGCTTCATGGAGACGGGGCTGCTCGATGAGAACGGGGTTGTTTTCACCCCGAAGTACGCGGTCGCGGACACCATGGCGTGGCAGACTCGTGCCACGGTCCGCAAAGACGTTACGCAGGATACTGCGGAGTCCACGTTCACATGCATCGAGTCGATGCGACCAGTGGTGCAGGCGTTGCGTGAGTCGGTGCCGTTTTCCCAGTTGCAGGCGGTCGGTGCGCCCGGGTTCGGGTTCAAGAAGTCCCGGACGCCGCGTGTTTCGTTGCGTTCCATTCTGCACATCGCGGTGGACAACCAGTTGGGCGCCGACTGTTACCAGGTGACTTTGTACCCGCGTGCAGTGCTGACCAAGCCTGACGTGAAGTCGCAACAGGCGAAAACGGAGCAGTCCACGAAGCTCATGTTTGAGCCGTTGTATGACCAGGTGGCGGGGTTCGCGGAGTACACGTGGACGGACGGCCCAGGTTGGCGTCTGCTGTCCGCCTTGGTCGCCGTGTCCTCAGTGGTGGCGACTGCGGTCACCGGCGCGAAAGCGAACCTGACGTTCAACCCGCCGACCAACGGCACCGCGCCCTACACCTACTCGGTAGGGATTGTCCCTGCCGCATCTGGTGCGACAGTGACCTTCGGTGGTACCGCCGCGGCTCCGACTGCTGTGGTGTCTGGTCTGACTGTGGGCACGTCTTACGCGTTCACGGTGACCGCCACCGACTCCACCGGCAGGGTGTCGCAGGCTTCCACGACGTCGAACTCGGTGACCGCGATCACCTGACCCTGATCCTCGGCGGCGCGGTGTTGTCGGACGCCGCGCCGCCGAGCCTTCACCCCCAATCATCCGGCAATCCGACGAAAGGCAACACCATGGCTAAGTTTCTTCCTCCGCTCTCAGCGGAGATGGACATCGATGATATGCGGGCGCAGGCCTTGGAGAAGGTAGGTGGCCAACCTGGCATAACCCTCACCACGAAGGATGGGGAACGGTTCTTGGTCGCACATCCGTTGTGCATGCCCGATGACAAACAAGCACTGATGGATGAGCTGAACGAAAAGGGTGACAACTCGTCTATTTCCCTGGCACGGGTAGTGCTCGGCGAGGAGGAGCACGCCCAGTTTATTGCTTCCGGCGGCCGCTCCAACGACGTGGCTCTCGTTTTCAGCCTGATGATGGAGCGGGTGAACAACGCCCCAAACTTGC